TCGCAGCAACACGAACATGATATAACGTATCCTGCGCCAAACTCGTAATACTATAGGTAGTAGCAGTGCTGCTAGTATCTGCCGTAGCAGTTGACCACGTTGAACCATCAGTAGAATATTGAATCTTGTAACCAGTAATAGTCGCTCCATTAGCGCTACCAGCAGACCACGACAAAACAAGAACTGTAGACGCAGGATCGCCTGCTGCCAGAGAAAGCGTGCCTGGAATCAAAGGCGCACCTAACGGAGAGAAAGAACTACTAGCCGTAGAAGGAACCTCACTCAAACCTACACTGTTAATGCCTTTAGCACGAAACGTATAAGCCTGCCCATTCGTTAACCCCGTAACAGTATGGGCAGCCGTAGCACTTCCAGTGTTAGCAACAGCCACAGACCAAGAACCATCATTCTTTTCAATCTGGTAGCCAGTAATATCAGCACCATTACTTCTGCCGGCAGTCCAAGTTAAAGCAACTGACTGATCTCCAACAGTTCCTTCTAATGAATCGGGTTCGTTAGGAACCCAACCGGGCTTGCCAAATTGTCCAGAAGCCCAGTCTGAAATACTGTTCCCAGGAAAGAATTTTCCAATGCTAGGCATGATCTAGGCCGTGATCCTATTTACATAGCCGTGAATGTCCACTACGTTTGCCGTAGCAGCGAAAGCACGAACAAGCAAAGCAGTAGAGTTACCCTTGATAAGTAGACCTGGAGCCAGCAATACAAGGCCAGCTTCGGCCCCGATTGTGATTTCAATCAAATCATCAGGAACAGTAACGCCACCCCATTCGAGTGTAAGCTTTCTATCCGTAGCGTCAGTATTCACAGCATACAACCATAATTCATCAATTGTAGTCGCCGTAGTAGAGCCAGTATGAATCAGCGTTCCCGCCGTAGCAGTAGCAGCAACCTTAATTGCCCTACCATCAGTACTAGCGCTTAATAACTCTTTACTAAATGTAGCCATTGTTTCCTCCTTTATCCAGCAAAACTCTGCATTGCAAGTATAGTACTCGCATCAGATTCTGTAGTAATATTTGCTGAACCATCAAATGATGTACCATCAATCGTTCTAGCATTTGCAATCGTTGTTGCCGTATCAGCATTACCCGTTACAGCACCCTCTAAGTTAGCAACTAAAGTTCCAGCAGTAATCGTCAAATCACCAGTCGAAGCACCAGTAGCAGCTGTAGTTCCCATCGTGAACTTATCTGCACTCTCATCCCAGGCAATAATCGCATTATCCCCAGTCGAGCCACGCTCCATAACGATACCAAGATCGTTAGCGTTAGAGCTGGCTCCGGTATTAAGTTCTATTAATGAATCTTCTACTACATAATTATCTGTAGCGATAGTTGTAGTTGTACCGTTAACCGTTAAACTCCCTGTAATAGTGACATCATCAGCAAATAAAGCATTGCCGTCAGCAACATGTAATGCAACTGCAGCATTCGTGCCAGTAATCACCAACTGCTCTTCACTGGCATCCCACAGCATGTAGTCGCCTGCCGTACCAGAATTGAACCGCACATCAGCACCAGTACCATCAGCACCATGTGTCATCGTACCAGTAATCGTCACCCCACCAGCCGTAGTAACAGCGCCCGATGGCAGTGACGAATAGGACAATGATGTCCAAGCTGTTGAACCATCACCAATCTTATACAGGTCGGTGTCGGTTTCAATAGCGAACTCGCCAACAGCCAATGTAGGATTAGCCGCAGTCCATGCCGAAGCCGTTCCTCGTCTTAATTGAATTTGTACTGCCATTATACCTCCATTATATCAGAACTTATATTATGAAACTAACTACGATGCTGAAGCATAAGCAGTATCATAAGCAGCCTGGGCTTCCTCTGCTGTTCCACCATCATCTATCACAATAGTAGAAGCAGCATTCCCAGCGGTGACCTTACGAGTGACCTTGGCGGTGGGCGGATCTTCCGGCCACACAACTTCAGACACACGACTGTATGTCTGAGGAACATCCCTCAACGCAGTCCTGTACGTCGCCCATTCCGCAGCAGTATGATCGCCAAGTGAAGCATCACCCAGCTGTGTCCAGTCTGCTGCTGACAGCATCCCATTTCGCTGGCTTCTGACCATGTTCATATCCAGGTCGGCAGCCTCAGCCATAGCAGTCAATTCGGCCTCTTCGGCCTCCGTTAAATCATAATAAATTCCGTTTACAACTTTCTGTCTTGGCATTACCTAGTCTCCTTAAAGTTCATTATACCTAAGTTCATTATACCACAATTGTCATTGACAACCTTCTGTCTTGGCATATCTATGCTCCTGTTATTCCGTAGAGGGTGAACGATGAATACTGGGCCATCCCAGCGTTGGGTTCCGATACTTCAATGTCGGTGATCGCTGACGTGCTGTTCCACAACCCAGCGACCGACGCCAGATACCACTGACTATTCGTTGTGGAGGCATTCGCCGTCGCCGTCTGAATGAAAGCCTGCTTGTAGCCCGTGGTGTTCGCATAGTTCGGAATCCAAATCTTCAATGTTCCGAACGCATTAGCCGTTGTGGACGCCGAACTGATGTACTGGTACGCCCATTTGGTCTGGCTGTCCGTATAACCCGACACGGGAGTGGTAGCGGACGCATGTAGCCATGTGGATGAATAGTTCGACCCCGTGTCCAACGAGCCGTTACCGACCCTGATCCACAGGTTGTTGAAGTACGCCGCCTGTGTGCCCCTGATAGAAGCCTCCAACAGCAGGTGATCGTAGGACGACGAGATGGACGACTCGGCCCACGAAGTGGTCGTGCTGGATAGTTCGGTGTGGTCGATAACAGTGAATGCAGGCATCAGGACGAGTTCACCCCATAGAGAGAAAGCGATGAGCCTCGTTCTAAATCGTGGGTGCTGTAAGGACCGTATCCAACGCTGTTGACCGCTGCCGTAGAGTTCCACATGCCGCCCCCCCACATCATCTGTGGCTGACCGGAATCACCCCCGCTGTTCCCTTGTCCGACGTTATTGGTGCTAGTCCAAGTGAACGAAGTGTTCTTATTGGTGTTCGCATAATCGTAGATGTCAACCACTATGAAGCCGTAATCTTGAGTGGCTGTGTTCGTCAACCACATCGAATAGGTCCGGTCGGCAGCCGCTACAATAGAAGTCCCGACAGAGGTACCCCCAGCGGTCATTGCGTGCCACGAATAGTTGTTGGCTGTGGCATCGCCATCGCCGTTGATAACGAGGCGACCGTTCTCGTAACCATGCGTGGACACCTTCGTGGACCTGACCGACATTCGCAGTTGAAGATGCTCATAGGTCGCCGGGATAGACGAAAACGTCGCCAATGTCGTGTCATCATGTAGATACATTGTACCGATTGCTTCGATCATGGCCATCAGGTAACCATCCTTGGCAAGATGCCGAACAGGGAGAACTTGGAACCTGCTACGAAAGAAAACCCGTTCGGTTCGTAGATTTCTATCTTGGTGATCGCTGCCTGCGACCTCCAAATACAGCCTCGCAGGTCTATGCGGGCATATGAACCGTTGCCATCCATCGCTGTGGTCCATGCGGATGACTTGAACTTGCCGCTGTTGATGTCGAAGAACTGCGCCGTGTACGCCCCGAACACGTTGGCCGCAGTACCATTGTTTGTCGGCAGGTACCCCACTGAGTTAGCGTCTGTCTGCGATGCAGCGGTGCCGGTGCCTTCACCAGTGAGTTTTTGCGCTAGATAGTTTGTGCCCGTCGCATCGTCATTGAGTTCTAGCCGCATCCACAAGGTTGAATCAGCCGCATAGATACAAGAGGCGTAACCAACTATGAACAGGTCCATGTATTGCGACCAGTCTCCGACCTGACCGTCGTTGGTGGACTCAAAGGCGATTATTGTCGTTGACGTACCAGTCACGTCAATCGTGGAAAGGCCGACCCATGCCTCCGAATCCGTCAAAACTCCATCTACGATGTAACTGGGGTCAGCCATTAGGCAGCCACCGCGTATCGGATAACGACAATGCCTGCACCGCCACCGCCGCCCCTACGCCACGTTGTCGTTCCACCTTGTCCCCCGCCGCCAGCACCCGAGTTTGGTGCCCCGACACGACCCGCTAGATCGTTGCTGGCGTTACCACCGCCACCAGTCCCACCAGCACCATGCGTATCACCCGTCTGATGTGCGGCTCCACCGCCACCACCAGCGTAAAGCGTTGTGGCGCTAGTCCAACTGTACCCGGCTAACCCCGCACCGCCAGCGCCGCCTGTGTTTGCTGCTGCATTTGCTCCTGCTGATCCACGGCCACCACCACCACCGCCTGCACCGACCGTCGTGTAGGTGGACGCTGACCCGAGGTGGCCTGTACCACCAGCGGTGCCTTCCGCCGGGGATACACCACTGACGTTGCCTGCGCCTCCAAGCCGACCCACTGGGTCGCCAGCAGCAGTCGTGTAACCAGAACCACCACCACCACCAGAACCACCAGCGACACCAGCATTATTGGAAATCGCACCGTCACCGCCACCATCTGAGGTAAACCCGAAAGCAGAACTGTCACTACCCACATGACCGTTGTAGTTGTTTACCCCCGAGTCTCCGCCTTTCCCGACGACAATCGTGTAACTACCCTCACTTACAGCAACTCCTGTTCCCGTTCTCATACCGCCAGCACCGCCACCCCCGGATGAGCCATAATAGTTGCCCTTAGCGTTGCCGCCACCAGCGACAACCAGCCAATCCACAGTCGTTTCGGTGGGGTTAGCAGACACCAGAAACTTGCCTGAACCACGGAACGTATGAACCCTGTATGTCGTACCAGAATCCTCATACTGCGTGATGATCCCACCAAACGCCGTCATGCCAGCAGCACCAGCACCAGCGGCTGCCATCAACCCGAACTTGGCGGAACCTACAGGCATTAGGAGAAGTCCTGTCCGCTAACTGCTCCGTACCACTTCATTCCCCCGTCGATGGTCGTGAAGACGAGGATGTCTGTACGACTAGCAGTAGTTGTAAGAGTAGGAGCAGTTCCTCCAGCCCAGATCACCTTTGGCGTAGATGTCCCGTTACCAGCAGGCCAAGTGGCCGTGCGTGAACCAGTCCCGTCCTGATTGAGGAACAGGGTGAACGAACCCGAGGTCCCAGAGGCGGGTGGGTTTGAGAACGTGAACGTGCAGTTCGCTGTCAGGGTCACGTTGTGGACGTTGCCGTCAGTCAAATCAATCGTGTCTGTCGCTCCTGATGTGGCGTTGGCAACACAGGTTTCCCCAATGTCCTTGAGGACTGGGGCGCTGATGATCTGATCTGCCCCGACAATCGCCCCCGAAAGAGTACCACCAGCTTTAGGCAAAGCTGCCCCAGCCGTAGTAGTCGTAGAAGTTAGAATTGCATCTCTTGTAGCAATATCAACACCATCAAAAGTACTGTTAGTTGTAATAGCACCCGTCATAGCACCGCCAGCTTTAGGCAAAGCAGCGCCAGCCGTAGTAGTCGTAGATGTCAATACACCATCCCTTGTGGCTATATCTACACCATCAAAGGTGCTATTAGTTGTTATGGCGCCAGTCATAGCCCCACCAGCAAGTGGCAGCACGTTACTTGGCAAAGACGAATAGGCTAATGGAGCAGTCCAAGCAGTGGACCCATCCCCAATTTTAAACTTACCCGTATCTGTTTCTAACCCCCACTCGCCAGCGGCCAGGGTAGGGTTATTAGATGTCCAGTTTGATGCGGTATCTCTCCGCATTTGAATTTGTACTGCCATGATACCTCCAGTATATCAGACTTAATGTTTTACAACTAACTACTCAGGCGGTGTTGGCCACTCAGGCATTGTCGAAACTTTGTCCGATTGGGTCGGATAGTCTCGTAATTCCTGACGATGGGCCTGCCACTCAGCTGCCTTCTCAGCAGTAATCGCAGAGTTAGGCAAGTCTGTCCAGTCAGAATTAGAAAGCTTAGCATTTCGTTCTGCTCTGATCCCATCAAAGTCCAGATCGGCAGCCGCCATTTCTAGATCCATTTGAGCGATCTCCTCAGCGGTATATTCAACATAGAGCCACTCACCGGACTCGTTTGTCAACTTCATTGGCACTTCTTCTGGCATTGTATCACCTCCTATCGTATTTTCTAACTACTTTTAAGTCCATACATCCAAATCTTGGTGCCCGGTTCAAATGAATAGCCTTCACATGCAAAGGTCACCTGAGTTATCGCAGCGGTGAAGTTTTGGTTAGTGGAAATCCCACCGATAGCCGCATACGTATAACCTGTGGCATTCGGGTTGTCAGCGTGACCCCCGCTGGAGAACATCCCGGTTGCCTGCTTGCCACTTGTGGAGTACTCATTCAACCAAAGTTCGCAAACACCAAGGTTGTTTGGGTAATAGTTGTAGTTGCCTCGACTCGGTACGCATTTCCCGAGTTTCGCAGCATAAACTGACTGGGTACCCGTATGGCCGGTTTGGGAGCCATCCTTGATAATACCACCACTGAAGTAGTACTGACTGGTTATGTTGTTGAACGTGACAGTCAACTCTCGTCCACTTAGATTTGCGACATTGCACTTGCCTGCATACAGAAAATACAGGTCGTCGTATGCCTGCGAAATGCTACTAAAGTTGATTGATGTGGTATTTGAACTCACATATGCGGAACTCAACAAATCAAAGGAGGCAGCCATCAGTCCAACCCAAACAACGAATACAGGCCGTGCGCCCTCATACCGTTCGTATCTGCGAACAGAGTTATTTTAGTGATTGCTGACGTACTGTTCCATACCCCGCAACCGCCCTGCCAGTCATAGATGTTGCCGGAATTTAACATGACGTATTTGTAGAAACCACTCCGGTAATATGGGATCGTCATCTCTCCCGTACCCGCCATGTCTGTCTTATAAAACCGCGTAGCGAGGGAGATGTGATTTGAACTGCCGGAATGGGCGTAGAAGGAATAGGATGTGTTGGTTTCTATGTAGTTTTGCCTGTAACTGCTAGTGGAATCGTTGAAACGTACACCTAGCCAATCGTTGTTGTCTCCCGGCCCGGTGCAAAACAGTTTCAAATGCGAATACGTCGTAGGAATGTTAGTGAAGTGGATTGAGGTGACAGCACTGCTCAAGAGTTGAGAGTCAATCAAAGTGTGTGAATCAGCCATTGTTCATCCTTGCATCGACAACCCGTACACAGTGAACTTTGAACCTGCTTTGTAGTTCAGCCAACCGATATTGTCGTACTGTGGTCTTATGTCAATGCGGGATACACCACCATCCATACTGTTGTACTGGGCGCCTGCCACACAAAGAGCGGACATAGCATTGTCGCTGCATTGGGAAACCATCCTCATTAGAACTCCGGGTCTAACCGCATTACTGTTAGCGCCTTTGTGCATAGCAATCCTTATCTGACCATACGACCACGAATTCGCTCTCGCCGTGCCCGAGCATGTATCATTCATCCAAAAATACCGATCTGAGGTATCATAGATACGCTGGGGGGCACCCCCAACCGTTCTCCAACCGTTGTGCGATAGAGCGTACTGGCTTGTGGTGCCATTCATATTCATGCGATGATTCCTGTTGTTGGTATCACTAGTCTGCTGCGTTTTCGTAACTATGAGCAGATCGTCGTAATCATCCCAAGCCGCCTGCGCCCATATGGTTACCGTCGAAGTCGAACTGCCTGAGATAGTGGTTTCAGTCAACTTCGTATAAAAGTCTGTGACCCCACCAGCGCTACTAGCGGCGACCCCGTGATCGGCTGGACGTAGAGCCATTAGGCCAGAGATCCAATCAGTGACCAAACGTCAGTAGCCGTCTTTATCAGAGTCGCCGCTGAGTACTGACCGTCTATCGCCTTAGCGGAGTCCTTCGACCGTAATGTCACACCGCTTCCTTGGGCCAGCGTGCAGTTGGCCGAACCAATGTTCTGAACCATGATCTGCGTGCCGATGTCATAGGCCACCGACGAGTTCGGCGGCACGGTAAACGTCTGCGCTGAACCATTACTCGAGGTGACCAACTTTCCAGCGTCGGCCAGAACAAAGGTGTAGGAGGTGCCAGTCTGTGCGTTGATCTGTAGTGGGGCTACCAGACCGCCCGAAACGGCCAGAGAGGTAAGTGTGCCAACCGAGGTGATGGCCGTCTGTGCAGCACCTGTAACGGTGGCTGCCGTACCGGAAGCATTGCCGGTTACGTTACCAATCACGGCACCAGTAAACCCGGTGGATGTTAGAACGCCGGTACTGGGGTTGTACATCAGATCGGTGTCCGTTTCAAGCCCCTGGGTGCCCGTGGCACCATCAACAAACGTCGGATACACCGTTTCGTCCGTTGAGTTGTTAGCAACTGCTGTGACGTTGGTGGCCTCAGTCGCAGTATCGGCATTGCCCGTTACATCCCCCGTTACATCCCCTTCTAAGTCAGCAACCAGGGTCCCAGCAGTAATCGACAGATTACCAGTTGAAGCACCAGTAGCAGTAGTAGTTCCCATCGTGAACTTATCTGCACTCTCATCCCAGGCAATAATCGCATTATCACCAGTCGAGCCACGCTCCATAACAATACCTAGATCATTAGCATTAGAGCTGGCTCCATTATTAAGTTCTATTAATACATCTTCTATTACAGTGTTAGTCGTAGATAAATTCACACTCGTACCATTGACCGTCAAGTCACCTGCAATAACCACATTCCCGTCAGCCACATTTAAGGCAGTTGCACCACTAGTGCCAGTTATCACCAATTGCTCTTCACTGGCATCCCACTTCATGTGGTCGCCAACAGTAGCGCTAAAGAAATTTACATCCTGACCAGTGCCATCCACACCAAAATTGAGAGTGCCAGTAAAAGTACCACCACCACTGGCGATAGCAGTACTAGGGAGGGATGAATATCCCAATGATGTCCACGCTGTTGAGCCATCACCAATCTTATACAGATCAGTGTCGGTTTCAATAGCGAACTCGCCAACCGCAAGTGTGGGGTTAGCCGTAGTCCAAGCTGAAGCCGTTCCTCGTCTTAATTGAATTTGTACTGCCATAGTATCTCCAGTATATCAGATTTGCGATTTTATATCTAACTATTCTGCAGCGGGATCGTCAGGTTCTTCACTAGTAAGTATACCATCAGAATTAATTTCAGCATCTGCCCAAATCGCCTGAGCGAAGGCCAAGGCGTCTGCTTCTGATACTTCAGTAACATCCCATTCAGACATGCTGGAAGTATCTATATCTGGCAAATATCCAATACGATACCCATCAGAATCCACATAACTTCCAGCAGTGATCTTGTTTACTGAATCAAGTTCCCCTTCTGGACCGGTGCCATATGTTCCCTCAGAAAGTTTCCATTTTAAATATCTCATACTTCACCCCCTTCAATCAGTTCTCTTTCAGCCATATCAGTCATAAGTTTCTTCTGTTCCTCAATCAT